CGCACGGAGGCGATGTTGGCGATGAGCATCGAGATGTCCTCCCACGCCTGGAACGAAATCAAGTTCGCCACCTTGTCGATGTAGAACTTGGTGTTGTTCAGGATGTAGAACTTCCCGAGGAACTCCGGCCGGGTGAAGACGTACACGTTGCCGGGACGGAGGATGTCCGTCTTGATGGTGCGGATGTACGCGCGACCCAGGAGGGTGTTGTACTTGTAGCCGTCGACCGTGGTCTCCGACTGGATGCGGTCGCCGTTGTCGTCCACCGTCCACTGCAGGACATCGTCGTAGTCGACCTCGGTCATCAGCAGGCGCTCGGCCCGCAGACGATTGCCGTCCAGCATCTTGAACAGGTTGACGATGTCCGGCCGTTGGATGGGCCGAACGACCGCGTCGTCCGCACCGCCGGCGCCGCGAGCGAGCTCACCCTTGCGGATGGAGAACTCGACCGTGGTCCCGATGGCCGTGTTGTTGAGGGCGGTGGGGGTGCCACCGTTGGCCTCGGTCTGGAGCGCCTGCACCGCTGCCTCGATGTGCAGCAAGAACTCGCGGTCCTCGATTTCCTGGATGTCCTTCACCGAGTTCTCCTCGATGATTTTCGTGATGGGCATCTCGTAGGCGAGGAGCTCCTGCTCGGTCTTCTGGAAGATTTCCGAGCTGATGGTGAAGAAGGCCGCCTCGGCGCGCTCACCTCGGATGAACCGGGTGGTGGGCTGGCCTCGGAAGCTGATGGCCATCGCGCGAGACTTCGGCTCGATGTCCACAATCTTCACCAGGGTGTCGTGGTTGGTGGAGCGCTGGCAATCCGTACGGGTCACCTGCTCCGGTGGCAGAACCTTACGCGCGAAGCTCACCTCGCGCAGACGGTCCCGAATGTACGAGCCTCCGTACTGTGCGAGCTTCTCCTTGCCCTCAGCCGAGTTCAGCTTCGTGGCGAAGGCATCGTTGAGCATGCGCGGCGAAATGGCACTCATCTTGAGTCTCCTTGTTCCTGTCCTTGGTCTACTGGCTCTTGGTCAGGCTCACCCTAGTAGAGCGTGCCGCCGCGAATCCTGAGTTTGCCGCCGTTGCTGGCCGGGAGGCGGGTGATGAAGCCCACCGTGATGCCCGTGAGCGGGGTCGCGATGGTGCCGTTGTTGACCAGGCCGGCGTAAATCTTCGTCCCGGCGCCGCCCGGCTGGATGGAGCTGACCGAGACCAGACCCCCGTGGGTCATGCTGGTCGAGTCGTAGATGCGGGTATCGAACTCCCACGCGCCCAGCCACAGGACGGCGCCCTTGCGCTCTGCCTGGGCCTGGACATCGTACCGCCCCTTCTCCATCCAGTAGGGGTAGCTGTGTCCAGTCGCAGCGTTGCCAGCGGCTGCGATGTCCGCCGCTCGCTGCATCTTGTAGGCGCTCGTGATTTCCATCCATTCGCCGTCCACCAGCGCCTCCGCGTTGTACGGGTCGGCAATGGTGGGGTCGACGAGAGGGAAGTCCCTGGTCTGGATGTGCATCACGTTCGAGACGGGCTCGAAGTTGACTTTCTGCACAGTGCTCATGATTCCAGTTCTCCTTCAGTCCAACAGGCTTGGCCTCTCTCAGCCGATGCTGCCGAGGAGGTAGCGTGTGAGGTCATCCTCTCCCGCACCAACCGGCGTGTCGTGATGAATACTGGCGGTCTTGAAACTCATGTCCGGGCCAACCATGTCCACCGCCTCTTCGATGGTTGGCAACTTGCCTTCCTGCGCTGCCTTCTCGAGGTCGGCAACTAGGGAGGGGAACTCGACGTCGGTGCGCAGGCCCTTCTGGTGCATCATGGCCGCGACCTTTTCGGCGTGTGTGCGCCGTTCGTATGCTGCAACCTTGAGCTGCAGCTCGGCCACCTTGGTGAGCGCCGAGTTGCGCTCGTTGGTGACTTGCCGCAGGGCCACAGCCGAGTCGGCGAGGACCTGAGCGACCTTCTTCTGGTACTCTTCGTTCTTCATCGCTGGCCTCACATTCCGCCTGCGCCAGCACCACCCATGGTGGCAGCGCTCATGCCCGTCTGCCCCTGCGGGGTGGACAGGGCCGGGTTGACCTGAGAGTTCTTCTCCTTCTTGGCCTTCTTCTTCTCGGCCTCCGCCTCTTCAGCGAGCTTCAGGAGAAGCGCGTGTGCCGCAGCCGTCTTGGTCAGCTTCGACGACGGGGACTCGGCCGAGGCAATCTTGGCGCCGGCCTCGTTGGTGTGAGTCCATGCCTTCTGCAGCACGGAGTCGTGCGCCGCTGACAGCGCCGGCTCGTCGATGACCTTGCCCAGGTCCTTCTTCGGGTCGGCCTTGGCCTGGCGCTTGGTGTAGTCGATGGCTGCCTGGTTGGTGGCAATCATCTGCTTCTGGCTCTTGACGTCGCTCGGCTCGGGCGGGATGGGTCCCTCCTGAGCAGCACTCGCGCCGTCGGGAGCGTCAGCACCCTGCGCACTGGCCTGTCCACCCGAAATCTGGGCGGGGTTGATGGCGTCCTCGGCCATCTTGGCCAAGAGCTCCATGTTCTTCTGGGCGAGAGCAGCCGTCTTGGCTTCCTCACCCTGGGCCATGCCGGAGAGCTCAAGCAGGTGCTGGAGGTTGGCCTCGGCCTGCTTCTGAGCAGCGTTGGACGCGTGCTCATTGCCCATCGGGTCGACCGGCTGCTCCGGGTGCTGCATCTCCAGGTTGTCGTCCATGACGTTGGCCGGACCCTTGCTGTCCGGGAACGAACGCATGGTCGGGTCCTTCTTGGGGACGTCCTTGGAGATGGCCTGGCCACTCTGGCCAGCCTCCATGACACCGTCACCCTCGGCCTTCGCCTCGAGGACCTCCATGACCTGTCCTGCGCCTTGGCCGGGTCCCACACCAGGGGACGCCACACCGGCACTGCCGGGGTCGGCCGCTTCCTTCGCGAGGTGCTCGAGCGCACTGGCGTACTTCTCGATGACCTCGTCAGGCAGAACGGCCGACTGCTCGACGGCTGCCGTCTTCGTCTGCTCCTGAGGGGTCACGGGGTGGCCAAGCTGCCGAGCTGCCTCAGCGGTGATGTCGACCTTGCTGAGCGTGCCCGCCATGGCTTCCTTGACCAGGTCGTGCATCGTCGGTCGCGTCATCATCCTTGCCATCGAAATCTCCTTGTGAGCCACCTTCGCGGGTAGGAACTCCATCCCCCTAGGTGGCGACGCCTTGGCTTGAGCTCCCACCGACGGGACCGGCGGAGCTCCGGTGTTCACACGGGAGTAGGTGGTGCGGGGAGCCAGCCCCTTGGGTCCCGTCTGCCCTGGAGCTGGCTTGTTGTCCACGACGACCGGAGTCGTCCCCGCAGGCGGAGTGGCAGCAGCCTCGGACTTCACCGAGTCGGGAAGGGCTGAGCCCTGGGCTGCTGCCTGCTTGCGCCACATCGACGTCCTTGAGGTCTACTCGGCCTCTTCCTCCTCGCCGGTTCCGAACACCGAGTCCCAGTTCACGTCGTAGCCGCACTTCTCGAGCAGCTCGAGCCCGCGCACCTGGATGGCGTCGTTGGTGTCCTCGACGAACGCAATCTTCTCGCTCTCGCCGGGTCCTTCAGTCAGGACATTCTCGAGCAGTTCGATGCACTCGTCGGTGTCCCAGCCGCCCGCCTCGGCAATCTTCACCGCCTCTTCAGCCGCCAGCATGTCGAGTTGAGAGACCGAGCTCTCCTTCTTCAGGGCCTTGGCTGCGCCAGCCGCGCCGGCCGCGCCACCGAGAGCACCCGCTGCCAGAGCAGCACGTCCCACGGTCCGCTTGGTGCCCGCCGTACCCTTCAGGTTCTTCTTGAGCAGTCCGGTCTTCTTGCCAGCCTTGCTCGCGGCGCCCATCAGACGCTCGCCGACACCCTTGGAGAAGCCCTTCTCCGCACGACCGACCTGCTTGGCCTTCTTGGCAGCCGCACCGTAGAGCTTCTTGGCACCCTTCTGCACGGCCTCCATGCGACCAGCGGCCTCCTTGGCCTGGTCGATTTCCTGCAGCTCGTTGACGAACGCGTGCGCCATGGTCCGGCCCATGATGTCGGCCTCGGCGAACTTGGCGGCGGCTTCCTTGGCAGCCGCATGCTCAGACTCGGCGGCCTCTAGCTGCGACTCCTTCTCCTTCTCCTCTTCGTCCTCGCCCTTCTCCTTCTCCTTGGACTCGGAGGCTTCATGCTCCTCGCTCTCGTCCTCACCCTCTTCCTGAGCGAGCTTGCCGAAGGTCTCGGCGTACAGAGAGCTGACCTGCTCCGGCTGGAGCGTGGTGAGGTCGATGCCGTTGTCAGCGGCGAGCTTCGCGAAGAGCTCGAGCTCCGCCACCTTCTCCTGGGCTTCCTCGGCTTGGGTGCCGGTGCCGTACATCTCGGCGAGCCACTGATTCATTGCCATGGGTGTTCTCCCTTGATTCGTGTTGGTCGGTGTCGTGCCTCACATCCACGTGTTCTTGGAGGGGGAACCCCTCTTCACGCTGGCAACTGACTGGATACTCGGTTCTACCACCTCGGAAGCCGTATCAGCAAACGGCAGCTCATCGAGGTACGCCGTCCTCAAGTAGCTGAACGACAGAGGTGTGAAGACTTCGTCTGCAGAGGAGGCAGCGAGCTTTGCAATCCCTTCGTCGGTTGGTGCCGCCTTGGGGAGCATGTCTTGAGCGCTTGCCACCATCTCCATCAGAGCTGTCCGATACCCGTTGTACGCAACCCCAATCTTACGTAGGTCTTCGGAACTATGGGAAGTGGGTGGTTCATCACTTCCCTTCTCGGTGATGATGATGCGCTTCTCTACGAAAGGACCGAGTCCTGAACGACCCTGGAGAAGCGGCATGAGGAGGCGCGCCAAAGAGGGCATGAAACTCGAGGAATCGAGCGCACACGCCTGACTTTCCTCCACTTTCGGGAACACCTTGTTGGCCGCTGCCAGCTCATTCGCCAGGTCCTTCTTGCCCAGACGGATGAGGGTGATGCGCTGGAACTCCTTGGGCTTCAACACGATACCCATGCTGGCCGTTGTACCAAGCGCCTTCTCCTCAGGCACCGAGGCCAGGGCGTTGATGGCGCTCTCCGGGAGGTCCTTCTCGGTCTTCGTCAGCAGAGGTACAGCCTTCCCTGCGAACTGTGAGGGGATGACGTCCTTCTTGATTTCACCCTGCTTGTCCTCTGCCGACTTGATGCCGAACGCCTTCTTCAGCATGTCGTCAGGCACACTCGCAACCTTGGCTGCGGTGTCCATATCCATCTCGCCGGCGCAGTAGACCGAGGCAACTTTCTCCCCTGCCTCAGCACTGGGGATGTAGCGCGTGTCCCCTTGCCTCACGATGAATACCATCACCTTGGCGGTGCGGTCAGCGCCGATGAAGACGAAGCTGATGTCGAAGAAGCGTGGGTAGGGATTGTAGACGAAGACCTTCCTGCCGTCGGGCAGGATGCGGTTCATGTGGTTCTTCGTCCACTCATCGTAGTCGTTGCGGGTGATGCTGAGACCACGAATGCCAACACCATCCTTGGCCCTGAGCTCCTTGTGAAACTTGACTATGGCCAGACCCGGATAGGCGAACTTCTTCGGGTCGAAGGTCTTCATCGCCTCCTGATAGAGCTTCCAGTCGGTGGTGATTGAACTCAGGTCGTAGCAGACCTTCGAGCCCATGGAGACGTCTGGGTACTGCCCGAGCTTGAGCTTGTCCCACACGGGCACGCCACCGAACTTCACGCACTTGTCGTGGTCGACTCGGCAGACGAGCTCGACGCGCTTCATCCCCTCATTCCACACCGCAAGTTCAACCTGACCGTAGGCTCGGCTTGGGTCCTTGTTACGATGGTGTGCGTAGGGGTACGCATTGTAGAAGGTCGGGTAGCCGTAGGTCCACTTCTGACCAAGCGGGCGGTCGACTAGCGGATTGCCGGACCATCCCGGAGGTGTGTGGATGAGCCCCGCCTCCTCGAAGTGGTCTCCGTTGATGTTGCTGCCGTAGTACTCACCCGCACCCATGGCGTTGACGAGAACGTATTGGCAACCAGGCTTCGGCTTGAGGTTGGCGATGTACTGCAGCACCTCAGGAAGCAGGTTGACCGATGCCGTCTTCTCGAAATACGAGTCGGCAGGGCCGAAGAGTGGCACGGCAGACAAGCCGTGCTCACTCTCTGAGAGGAAGGTGCTGAGCTTGTACATGCTCAGAGGTTCCGGCGGTACCTCACAGGGCCGAACTCACCCTCGATGCCGAAACCACTAGGCTGGGCCTGCGGTGGCTTCATGGTGCTCATGAGGATGGTGCCGGCAGTCTCCGGGCTCTCCATCATGCGGCGCATGAGTGAACCAGATACGACAGGGTCTTTGCCGTAGGCCGGGTTGATGCTACGCATGGAGTCGTAGGCGGTGTTGAAGAACTTCGGGTTGCTCTTCTGCTGTGCTCCCAGGTCTGGGTTCGCTTCCAGCATGGCAGTGAACTGCCGTCGCTTGCTCGCGGCACCCATGAGCTTCTGGGCTCCGACACCCACACCAGCCACACCAGCAGCGCCGAGAGCGCCGGCCGCACCCATCGCCACGTTCTCCCCAATCTTCCCGCCGGAGCCCTTGAGGCCACCCCAAATGCTCTTCATGAAGCTGGGGTCCGCTGCCTTCCTCCCACCCCGTGCAGCAGCACCAAGCAGCTTCCCGAAGAACGCTTCCTTGGTCTGCAGTGCATCATCAAGAGGGCTGGTCATCAGTACGCTCCCATTTGAAGTTGCTGCCTGCGAATCATCCCTTGGTGCGTGTACGGGACCTGTGACATCGCGTAGTTCTTGATTTGCTGGTAGGTGGGGCTGTAGCGCATACGGTCGCTGAGTTCCTTCGCTCCCAGCGCACCGGCGCCAACCGCCACGGCAGTCGGTGCCAGCCTGCCTGCTGTCGCCATACGCTGCGCCCCCTTGGACCCAGCGCCGAACAGAACCTCGCCAGTCTCCTGGCCTGCCTTGCCGGTGTACTTACCGGCTGTCTGCAGCGCCTGCCGAACTTTTGGGACAAGTCCGCCCGTCGCCTTGAGCTTCTGAAACAACGCCAGCTTCTGCAGGAACCCGTCGAGCTCGTCACGATGAGTGATGAGTTCCTCCTGTGCCGCATGAACCTCCGCCAGCTTGTCGAGCGTGGTGCAGTAGGCCGCCATGGAACCCACCAACGGGTGCTTGGGGTTGACGAATCCCTGATGTGCAGTCTTCTCGAGAGACCCACCAACAGCATCCACCGATGGGAACACACCATCCTCGACGAGTCGTGGGCCGATGTGAGCGAAGGCGGTCTTCACGTAGTCCGCATCGGTGATGACCTGCTGCCACGCGGCGAGAATCTGCCCGAGCTCGACGCCATCCATCGCAGCCTGCTTGACCTGCTGGTAGACGTCATCCAGGCACTCCCGGAACTGGTTCTCCAGGGAGAACAGGTCGCTGGTGAGATGCTCGGCCGCGCCCGCCAGCTTGTCCCGAAGCTCGGTGGCATCACCGGTTGGGTTGGCATGGGGGTACGGTTCATCCTTGGCGTCGAATGCCTCCCGGAGCATGGTCTCCTCCGGGTCGAAGTCCAAGGCGGAGCCGTGCTTCACCACCACTGGCTGCTTACCAGTCATGGCTGAGAGCATCTTGACCTGCATCGCCTTCTGCTTCTGACCGAATGGGTCGAAGCCAGCCGAGCCGTAGCCTGGCAGCGAGTAGGACTTCATGACGTCGCCCTGCATGTCCTGAGCGATGTCCATCATCGTCGGACCACCGACGCGCACCTGTGCGGCCTTCTCGAGCTCGGCGTGTGCACTCAGGGCGTCATGAACCACTGCCAGGTTCCGGTCCAGCACCTCGGAGGTCTTGGCCTGCGGCGGAGGCAGTGAGTAATCGGCGAGCCCACGGTCGAAGACCGTGCCGCCACCACCGTCATTGAGGTCCCGAAGTACATCCGCCGGGTCGGCGGGTCCTCCATGGAACTCGATGTACTTGTGACTCGAGCCCTCCTTGTTGAACTCGGTCAGGTAGGCATTGGTGTTCGCAAACTCGATGACTCGACGCACCTGCTCGGGGCTGAGCCCGGCGTGCTTGACCGTTTCGACGACTGCGTCACTGAGCGTCTCGGACTGGCCATCGACGTAGCGCTTGGACGCGCATTTGCCGAGAACCTCGAGCTCCTCGCCCGTCTTCGGAACGGCGTGCTGCTGCTGAAGCAGCGTAACGGAAGGGAGGTCGTGCATCGGAAACCCTTTCAGTTGTCCTCTACAGAAGTACCATGTACCTATTGAGCATGGGAAGCGAGGACCTGGTCAGCCGCAAGGAGGCCGCAGCCATCTTGGGCACCACCGTCAAGATGGTAACCTACTGGACAGACAAGGAAATCCTCAAGGCCCACCCAGTCGACGGGGACCCACTCGGTAGGCTCATGTACGACCGAGAGGAAGTGGCGGCCCTAGCCGAAGCGCATGAGCGTGGAGAGAAGCTCTCCGACGTTGCCATGACCGCCAAGGTAGCCTATGCCTCCGCGCGTGTAGCACAGAGGAAGGCGGACATGCTAATGCGTGCGTTTGGGTACGGTCCGTCGCTGAGCACGGACCCAGAGTCCGTGCGCGCTCTGCACCTCGAGGCGGAGGAGGATTGCAAGCGGGTCATCAACGGTGAGGAGCGAGTCAGCTACTGGGCTGACAAGTTCTTCGGCATCTGCGACATCTACATGGAGCATGTAGCTGAAGTGATGAAGACCGAGGAGCCATGGGAGCCCTACCTCACCCTGATGAGGCGACTCGCCAAGAATGCCGACTACGATGAGGCCGCCCACAACCCACTGCTGCGGCACGCCTACCACCAGTTGACAGCATCCAGAGCTGCATTCCGGCAATCCTTCTTCACCTACCTCAGTGCCAAATTCGGAGTTAGAAAAGCGAGGAAGGCATTCCCTCAGGAGTTCGGCGGTGAGATGTACCGCATCATGCGCTACGCGGTGACGAACCGCTAGCCCTGGTCGATTGGCCCCGGCCAGTTCTGCTTGCGGAAGCCGTGGGCGTCCTCGGTGTCCGGCGCGATGATGTCCGGGCGCGGGTGGTCGAACATCGATGCGAGCCAGCAGTACAAGAACGCGTGGAAGGAGTCGTCCGGCTTGTCGACGCCGTGCTTGTACTGAATCATCTTCAGGTTCTCGTTGTACTCACTGAAGATGTTGAGCATGTCCTGACCGAAGGGGTCACGGAAGTCCTGCCACCGTGGGAACTCACACTTGCCACGCTTGATGGCGTTGAAGATGTCGCTCATTACCTCAGTGCGGCTCACTAGGTAGCGCTGCAGCTTCCCATCCCACACCACCTTGCCTCGAGCAGAGCGAGCCAAGTACTGGAACTTGCGCACGCGCTGAGCGCCGAACGTCTTCACCAACTTGTAGTTGCTGCTAAATCCTCCGCCGTAGTCGGAGCCAATCCACTTCACGTTGAAGAACCGGATGAGCTCGATGATGCGCTCGATTTGCACGTCGGGGTCCACCTCCTCACCCACGAACCGGTGGGCGAAGATGACCCGGAACTTCATGTCGATGTACATCCCGAGGAAGATGACGGTGTAGCTGTGCTCTCCTGTGCCCCAGTCGATACCGGCATACACGCCCTGCGCATAGCTGAGCTTGCGGTAGTTCTCCATGTCCGCCATCTTCAGCTCGCCCTTGCAGGCGTCTCTCAGTTGGCGGGTGGTGAGTGGACGAAGACCGGAGTCGTAGGAGAGCCCGAGGCACTCGTTGTAGAACTTCTCTCGGGGGTAGTGCTCGTAGTTGTGGAGGATGTCGTTCTGCCAGTCGACCCACGGCACCATGAGCTGAGGGATGCGGTAGCTCTCCCAAGGAGCCTCCTTCACCATCCTCATCCACGTCGCGTCTGGGTGCATCGGGTTGATGAGCCGCTTGCACTTCTCACAGATGAGCCCACGCTTGCCGATGTTCTTCTCACCAAGGACGTTCCAGAACCTACCTGCTTCTCCTCCATGAGCATCACAAGGGACCACCCACTCGTTCTGGGTGCTCATGTTCGCGCGGTAGTACTCGAGGTGATTGTCCAGACTCTTCGGTGTCCCCGAGTACACCTGGCGCTTCAACGTCTTGGGAGCGTGGCTGAGACACTGCTCGATGACCGGGACGTTGTCCTGCAGCACATCCTGGAACTCATCGATGGCCAGCATGTAGGCTGGGATGCCGCGCGTGCGGTCAGCATTCAGGTAGGCGTAGCGCAGCGTAATCTTCGAGCGGTTGATGAACTGCTTCTCGAAGATGTTCTGCGACAGCATCGTCGTGGTGAACCGACGCAGCACGGGGCTGGTCTCGATGGGTTCCTTCACACGGTCGTTGCTGAAGGTCTTCGTCTGCGTAGCTGATGGACTGACATACAGAGCCTTGTACGTCGGGATGAGGCTCATGTAGCAGATGATGATGTTGCCCAGCAGAGTGCTCTTCTCGACCTGGCGTCCACAGAACAACAGCAGCCGCTTCGCCGGCGTGTTGTAGCAACGCACCATGTGCCGGCGACCCTCGAAGCTGAACTTGTCTATCTTGACGCGCTCGTCTTCGTTGCCATCTTCATCGATGAACTTCTCCGCTCGTGGCATCCAGAACGCGTAGGAGGTGAAGTCCGCTGGAGTCAGAGCGGGTATCTTCTCCTGCTTCTTCCTAGCGTTCTGCAGGACTATGGGGTCTTCGACGAGCTCCGGCTCAGGTATCCAAATGCGGTCGTCGTACCAAGTATCGTCCCACTCGTCCTCGGGTTCGACGTAGACTGGTTCAGCCGCCATGTACCCTCCGAGGTTCACAGACGACCTGGGTCAAGCAGTTCAATGGCTCGGTGAATCTCTGTTCGCTGCCGTACCAAACCTCAGCGGGCAAGTCGCTTTTGCGGAGGACCCTGATGGTGACTGGATAGCGCTGCAACTTGTAGAACCCGTCGCAAAAGAGCTCCGTGAACACTTCAGTGCTTACACTAAGGGGTATCTGAGAGAGTGTGGATGGCACGTCGACCGCTTCCGATTTCGTGCAGGTCGATTCGAGTTCAGGTGTCGCCCAGAGACAACCTACCGTTCAGCGCCGCGTAGAACTGCCCGGCGAGGGTCGCTGGGTCCACCACGTTCCCAAACCCCCGAGCCCGAAAGTACCAGCTCACCAGGTCAGGGGTGTACTTTGCCACCAGCCTGCGCTTGTCAGCTTGGAAGAACTCCATGGCGACCGGGCTCAGCACCTGAGGGAAGTGCTCCAGCCAGTAGGCTTCCCATCTCTTCTGCTGATTGGCATCAGCTTTTCTCAGGTCCCCCGCCGCCTTCGGCAGGAAGAAGTGAATGACGAGGTCGCCATCTATGACGGTGAACTCGGCGATGAAGTGTGGGAGCTCCGTGCGCACGAACCTTGGCACGGCCCTCACCACATCCGCTTCCGTTCCTTCCATGAGCCTGCTCTCCGAACCGAGCATCCCAACCACCTTGTCCTCAGGCACTCCCTGCAACGCCACCGTTCGTTCATCGTTCGACATCTGCTGACTCCTCTGGGCTGGCAATCGGCATCACGTCTACGGTGTGCTCTCCTGAAGTGAGCTCACCGATGTATGGCACGTCCTCCTTGTCCGTCTTCAAGGCAATGGCCTGCAGCTCAGCCTGCAGGTCCGAGTCTGGACTGCCGATGTCATTCATCATCTCCCCAAGCATCTTGCTGGCGAGTACGTAGTCCCTGGTCTCCGAAGCACCGCTGTGTCCGCCCACCTGAGACGAAGTGAATGCCTGCAGCATGGTGGACGCTCTGGTAGCCGTTAGCAGACGTGACAGGTCTAGCTGGTTCGGCATGTACCCCATCCGCATCTGGTTGAGGATGGTGCCCATGGTCCTCGTAGGCTGGTCCGCCATCATGCGCCGTGGGTCACGATAGGCTGACTTCTTCATCGCAGCGCGCATCTGGTCTTCGTACTCATCCGAGTCTGGATGAACGAAGTCCACGCGCAGTCGGAGGATGGCTCGCAGCTCAGTGCTGTCGAGAGTGCTCGTGTTGAAGAAAAAGAACTTGTAGCGTCCTACAGCCTCCACATCACAACCGTGCCCTAGTGCCTTCATCCGATGAGAGATGAGAGCGAGAGGGTCATCCGTGATGAGCATCGCCTCCATGTCCTCCTTGGCCCTGGGGTCCTCGAGAATCTCCAGGGCCTGCCGCACCGGCTTGTTGGGGTGGAAGAGGTAGTGGATGCAGTGCTTCGCCAAGAAGCGGCTGGACGCGGAGTGCAATAGGTCGTGGGGCCGGAAGTTCTTTGGCAGCTTTAGGCCACGCCGCAGGCGGTCCAGGTAGGAGGGGCTGAGAAAATCGAGCTGCTTGAGCCGCAGCAGGTCTATGACGTCATCATTGCTGTAGTTGTCCGGGTGTACCAGTAGGTACTTGATGTACACCTCGCACGGGCTGCGGCGAATCATCCCCTCCGAAGATGTACCAGACGGAGAGAATGCTCAAGTAGTTCGTGCTACTGACCCTGGAATGCCAGAACCTTGAGCCCCTCGAGGACCTCTTCAACCGTGCGCACTGCGCGCTCGAGCGCCGTGGTCGGCAGGTCCATGCCAACGCGGGCAGCCAGCAACAAATCGCAGAGTTTCTGCTGTGCTTCCTCAATGGAGGGCATGTAGCTCACGAAGCTCATGATGTTCTCGGGGTTGATGAACCCGAGGCTCAGGACCGTGTCGACAGCGGTGGGGTCGGGAATGACCGCCGCCTCCTTCGTGAGGTCGCGACGTAGGCGCCCAGCGATGACCACGAGCTCCTGAGCCCGAGCGCGGGCCAACTTGTCCTGCTCCTCAGCCAGCCGGATGGGTCGACCCGTCACCACTTTCACAGGCTCGTTCAGGGAGTGAGCCAGCTTCTGGACCCCGTGGGCCTGCTCCACCCCGAGTGCCGCCAGGAGGAACATCGCCTGGTCCAGGTCCACCATCTGGGTCTCCGCGCTGGCGAGCTTGGACACGGCCGGGCCGGCGAAGCTGAAGCAGTCCTCGGCGCCTCGCACCCAGACGTGGCTCTCCTTCTGCTCCTCGCCCTCCTCAGGCTCGTTGCTCTCCATACCCTCGGGGACACCCTCCGGGGCGGACTCGTGCCAGTCCTCGGGGGCCTCGCCCTGAGGCTCCTCGGAGCCAACCAGGGCCACGGCATCCGCAGCGCCCAGCGGAGTCCACTGCCAGTGCTGGGGAATCAGCACCTTGCCCTCGGGTGACTGAAGCACCGTCTGGATGTTGGGCTGGATGCTCACCTCCACGGGCCGGCCGTCGAAGGTGTTGCCCATCAGGGTAGGAGGCTCACCCGGCGAGGCATAGGAACCACCCTGCAGCTCGAGCGGAATGGTGGCCTGCAGCTCACCCTCATCGGTGTAGCTGAAGAAGGCACCAGAACCACCAGGCTCCCCTGTAGGAAGGTTGCCGCCGTCGCCGGCAGGCACGCCCATGATGTCCGGCTGCATCGCCGAGTGAGAGCCATTCGTGAACATCGCCAGAGGGAGGGGAGTGCCATCGACATCGAGCAGGTTCGGGATGACGAAGCCGATGAGCTCCTTCCCACTCTGTTCGTCGGTCACCTTGTATAGGCCCGCCTCGTTGATGACCTCAGGCTGCTCCTGGTCGAGAGCACCCTCATCAGGCTGGGCAGTGGCGCCCTCGGTCATGGTGACCTGGCCAGACTCATCCGCTGCCAGCGCCACCTTCTCACCGAAGTGCTGCACCACATCCCGGCGGCTCACAGGTACGGTGGTCGGCCTCCAATACAGGACGCTGGCCGTCTTCATGAGGTAGCCGTCAGGCTGCTTGATGAGCTGGACCACCGTCGGCTTGATGTTGGAGGCCAGTGCAGAGGCGCGCTTCTCCTGACTCACCGGCTCGTACTTGGCAAGGATTCCCAGCGGTCCAACCGTAGCGCTGTTGTTGTGCTGGTAGGCTGCCTGCAGGCTCTCATCCGAGCCCAGCTTCTCGAAGAACGAGTCCACGTCGGATTCGTTGAAGGTAGTGATGAGAGCAGCAGTGAGAGAGGCAGTCCTGTGGAAGGCGACCTTGGCAGAGGCAGTCTTCTCCTTCGTGGTGGGCGGCTTTCGGAAGCCGGCATCCTTCTCTTCTAGCTCCTTGATGAGGTACTCCTCGAGCACCGAGCTCTGCTTGCCCATGCCAGCATTCATCGCCACGCCACCACCACCGAAGCCGTAGTTCTGACGGTACGGTGGGTAGAGCTGCGAAATCATGGACTGGTCACCAGGCGTCTGTGAGGTGACGTCGAACGCCTGAGGACGGAACAGCGCCTGACGCAGGCGCGCCTCGGTCAGCGGGAGCACCTTGCCCGTGTCGTTCACGAGCAGGTCGAACGGAGCCAGCTTGCGCTCGCGGATGATGACGGGGATGCGGACGGCACGAATGCCGGCTGCCTCCATCATGTCCGGGCTGGTCCCCATCTGAGCTTCGCTCTTGCTCGAGATTTCGACCTGCCCCATCCCGTAGCCGCGCTCGCTGTCCACACGCTCCATCGTCACGTGAGGCTCGAAGTCGGCGATGTACGGGACCTGCTTGTACAGCTCCTGCAGGATTTCCTGCGGCCACTGGTTCGGGTCCTCGGGAAGGTCGACTTCACCGGCGGTCTTCTCGAGCGCGACTTCAGGCTGGATGAACAGAGGCTGCGTCATGTCTTTCCTCACGGCGGTACGCTGATTATGGCATCGAAGCTGGCTTTAGCAGAAGGTGTGGGCCCGAAGATGAGGACCCCGAAGACGTCGGGCTGGCTGAAGGGTAGTGGAGGCACCCCAGTATCCACTGGTGACTGTAGCTGTGGAGCCTGGGCCGCCAGCCATGCGGAGACTGCTCCCACCGTAGTTCCAGAGAAGGAAATGATGTAGAACGGCCCCACGCCGAGCGCAGCGGTGAGTGAGGCAGCAGCTTGAATCGCCGGAATCTTGATGGCCAGCGCAGCCTTGATGAGCAACTGCAGCCCACCAAGTTGTACTTGTAGCGTCGCAGCCAATGCCGCCGTGGCAGCGAGCTCGGCACCGAGACTGAGCTGAATGGGTGGAAGCCCGAGTGACAGAGCACCAGCCAGTGCAACCTGCAGTTGAGCCAGTGCAGCAATGGATGCCTTGAGTGCACCGATGATGCCGATGTCGCCGATGGAGATACTCAGTGACAGGCTAGCTTGTGCTGCCAGCGCAGCGTTGAACTGTGCTGCCAGCGCAACCTGGAATGGACCGAGGCCGAGAGCGAGCAGCGCGTCTATCTGAGCACCCAGTGGGTTCAACAGAGCGACGGCTGCAGCCGCACCGACGTTGAAGTCGATGAGATTGATAGCGCGGTAGGCGTCGGGTAGAGCCATGAATCAGACGAGGATGGTGGGGTTACCTGTAGAGATGACCCCTTCGAGGAACTGACCGGAGAGGATGGTACCTGGTCCCTGCGGTGTGGTGATGGCAATTGGAATCGTGATGGCCACGCGTACCGTCGAGCCTACCGATGCCACCGGCTTTCCGCCACCATTGAGCACCAGGCCACCTCCGGCCGTGCCCAGCTCCGCACCACTCTTGCCGATGAGCTTCACCGAGCCCTCGGCTTCGACGGACACGTTCTTCTTGCAGAAGATTTCGATGTTGTCGTCCACGGTGAGCCGGAGCTTCTTCTTCACCCGCAGGTTCACTGAGCCTTCCCAGCGCCCCATCATGTTGCCTGCACGGTCTACGAAGATGCGCAGCTTCACATCCTCAGCGTCTGCCTTGAATTCACCCGCATCCGTCTCAAACCCGTTGCGGGCCAGCACCATCTCGAAGACTGTGTCCTCGTCAGTCCCAATCTCGAGCTGGTTGTTGTTTGAATCCTCACCAGCATCACCAGTGGGCTCCGGTACTGGAGAACGTACTCGACCCATGGCGAAACGCATGTCTGCATACTCATCGTTGGCGAACACGCGCACGGTGTGACGCCATTCCGTATCCGGGTCGTCGTTACCCCGGTCCTGCACACCCCAGTTGATGGAGCCGCCCGAGTTGAAGTGGTTGTACTTCTGGCTGATGTCGGTGACGAGGTTCTGCAGCGGGATGCAAATCCGTTGTGCGAGTGGGGTCGCGCCAAATTGGGCCACTCCTCCACGATGCAAAATCATGAAGTTCCCATCTCTCGTTCGGGCTACGATGTCGCCCGGCTTCCCACGAGTCCTGCCACCTGCGTACGTGTAGTCGCTGGTACTCTCCGTATTGCCCGCCGCATCCGGTGAGGTTCCCGCAGGGGCCTCCTCGCTTGAGGTATCGGGAATCGTCACCATAGGCATGATGAAGGCCAGGACAAACGGCGGCGGCCCGTCCGAAGGAATGCAGATGAGACACTTCGCTCCTACCTCCGGTACAACGTAGAGACCCTCACCCTGGTTGGCGTTCATGTAGGGACTCGCAACCTGCAGGTCGAGCATGACCTTCTGGTCGAAGATGGTGGCGACGTCCACCGTCCAGTTGGTCATGTTGACGTTGAAGATACGCGCCTCGTGAACGTAGGCGGCGACTGCACCCTCAGGCTGAGTCCACGATGAACGAGCGAAGCTACTCCACGCCAGTGGGTTGAAGTAGTCGGTGTACATGCCCTTGAGTGCGGGCATCTAGTACCCCCACTCGGGCAGACCCTTCAGATGAGGCGCCTTGAAGTGGTGGCGCTTCTTCGTCATGCCGAACTCCGCACCGTAGGCCGCACCCGGAATGGGATGCAATCCATGAAGGTCGCTCGCCGAGCCCTCTGCCGCAGCGTCGGTCAGGGTCTTGGTCAGCCGGTTGTAGTTCAGCTTGGCCATCCAGTCTTCTTGCATCGCCCGGGGCATCACATCAATACCCTTCATGATGGGAGCGTGGGTGATGGGCTTCTTGCCGGATTTCACGAGCTGGGAGTTCACCGCTCGGACCTTCGAGGTGGGCTGGTACTCACCCTTCAGGATACCGGACGCACCTCCTGGAGAGCGTACACGTGTGAGGTTGCTCATCCCCTTCACCACCGTCTCGATGTGCTGGCGGCGCACGCCCTCGTTCTTGAAGATGCCATGGAGCTCGTCCGTCAGGTAGTTCTGCACGCGCTCCATGTTGTTGGTGGCCTTGTACAAGTCGTGTGGGTTCACGAAGGTACGGGCGGGGTCACTGAGCTGCTGACCAGCCTCGACCTTCATACCCACCTTCGGCGGAGTCCAACCAGGCGCCTGCATGTTAGGTAGTGAGGTATGAAGTGACCTACCAGTTCGGTCCTTTGGAACGAAGTGCTTCATCCCATCGATGAAGATGTTGGTACCAGTACGACCCGTCTCCACCTTGTCGACGGTACCAGATTTCATGGCTAGAGAGGCAGAGTCCGGGATGCGCTTCGGCAGCAGCGTGAGCTGCTTGGTGCGGTCGAACATGCCGAGCGTTCCACCACCCTCTGCTTTCACACCACCTGAATGGAATGCCTTCAGCGCGAGCTGCACCGAGCGCTCACCGAGAGACTGCGCTCCGAGCACGCCGACGTTGGTGCCCTTGTCGTAGTACTGACCTGTAGGACTGAGCCCAGCGCACTTCTGGCAGAGACCCTCTCCATGCTCACACTTCAGGGTCGAGCGCACGACAGCCTGCGCGTTCTTGTCGAGCCGGCGAATCTGACCGACCACGTCTGGGGACATGATGGTCCCCTTCTTGAAAGTGCGACCACGCACCTTCAAGTCCGTCGCGAGCTCGCGGTCGTGCACGTCCTTGCTGCCTATAGGCAGGCCAACACCACGCTGGGTACCACAATCGTCACCATTCACCACCATGTTCATCGTGGTGTTGATGAGCTGCTTGGAGAAGTACCCCGGGTCCTGAACCTCCTGCACCTTCTGGATGGAGCCCTTGCGGGCACCGCTGGACTGGGTCCAGTACCCCGCCACGTCGAGTCCTTCGGAGTAGGACTTCGTCACCGGCATCGGTATGGTTCGCCCAGCAGCATCCTCGAGGAGCATCGGTGCCAGCTTGAGCTGCTGGTACTGTGACCACTTCGGCTTGATGCCAGCATCGTGCATCCTGAAGAGGTTGTCCGGGTTCTTGGTGGCACCAGACAGGTGCTTCTGCTGCATCTGAGTGGTGGCCTTACCCCACTCGGCAATGGCACGCTGCTCCTTCTGAGCCTTGGTCAACCCAGAGTTGTTTATCATGTCCACACGCCGCTGCGTGGCTCGGATGATGGGGTCTCGAACCTTCCTGTCAGGTGTCAGGTCATCGAGGCTGAGCGAGTGGGTACCGACGGGAAGGGTTTGAACCTTCTTGGGATTCTCCGCTGCGTCGATTGCACCAGGACCCACATGCTTGCCTGGGTGCTTCAACCGAATCTGTCCATAGGAGGCATCGAAGCCAAAGTCCTTGAGCTTGTTGGCTGCATCCCCAAACTCCTGAGGGTGCTTCCTTGCCAGCTCACCGTACAGCTCATCGATACCCCTGCCGTTGAGCTGGAACTTGTGGTCTGTCAACACGCGCTGCTGCATCGGCTTGGGCAGCGCGGTCGACAGCAGAGCTCGACCCGGTGTCGTCTTGCCTAGCCCCTTGATTTGCGCCAGCTCATCGATGCCGAGCTTGCCCGACTGCACAGCCTTCAGTGCATCAGCGGGGCTGCCGAACCTTCGGTTACCGGTACCACGCACCTGAGTCATCTTGTAGAGACCGAGCGCGCTCTCGAGCGTGGGGGTGTACGCCACGCGCCCAGTCGCCTCATTGAAGAGGTTCCTGGAAGGCATCATGCCGCGAGCCTCTTCGACTGCCTCGTCGCTTATCGGCACGTACATGCTCATCTGGTCGCCATCGAAGTCGGCGTTGTACCCAGAGACGGTGAGCGGATGAATCTTGATGGCCTTGCCCTTCACCCGATGAGCCTTGAACGCCTGGATGCTGTGCTTGTGCAAAGCTGGGTCGCGCTTCATGAGCAGCGGCCGTTCCTCCATCACCATGTCGAGCGCACGCTGGACGTTCTTGTCTCGATGCACACCCTTCTTCGTCAGCATCTCCTGCGCCTCGAGGGCGCTGGGCGCAACGCCGAGCTCGGTCATCTTCTTGACCACGAACGGTCGGAACAATTTCAGCGCCTTCTCCTGAGGGACGCCCACGTCATCCAACCCCATGCCCGGCTCTGGCACGATGGTCGAGCGCATGCTCATGTCCTGACGTCGACTGAGCAGCGTCTTCTGGAAGTAACCTTCCTTAGGTGACGCGCCGGAGATGAGCTCCATGACGCCCTTGGCCTTCTTGGTACCCTTCTCCGAGCTGGACTGCCCGACACCAACCAGGGCCTTCAGGCCATCGTACATCTCTCGGCGGTGCTCCTTCAGGTCGGCATCCCCGATACCGAGGTGTGCCTTACCCTTGAGCTCTTTGAGCTGACCGTTGTTCTGAGCGAAGTTGGAGTAGAGACCGTTGAGGTCCTCCCAGCGCACGTTGCCATCCTTCATGATGCTCGGTGGGCGCATGGCAGGAGGAAGCACGGGGAGGTTCTTGACGGTGTACGCGTCGTCGGGACTGACCCCCTTCTCCTTGAGCAGGCTGAGGTACTTCACCCGCTTCAGAGCATTGTCGAGCTTCTGGGTGTTGGCTCCATGAGCAAACCCTGAGGGGATGTTGGCAGCATGCAAGTCCTTCTTGGCTTGGTCGAGGGCCTTGTCGACGCTGAGCCCTTTCAGCGCGCCGGCGATTGCTGCCCCACCAGTATCACCCTTGCCTAGTGCAACGACGTTGCCCTTCTTGTCCAGAGCCTTGTCACCATTGACCACGTCGTTGTACTGCCTACCAGTGAGGCCGAGCACCTTCTGGATGGCACCCTCGAACATCGGGTTCGGCATGGGCTCGGCGAGCTTCATGTGACTCCACTTCTTGCCGCCCACACCACCAGTCACCTTCTCGTCGAACAATCCTCCTGGTAGAGGCTTGAGGTTGCCCTCCTTGTCCACCTTTGAGTAGGTCAAGCGGCTGGGCTGCTTGAGCTCACCCGAGGACATCTTCATCACCTCAGCATCCGTGAGCGGGCTGAGCTGCATCCGGTGGCCCTTCTTCTCCACATTCACACCGGAGGCACGCAGCATGTCGGTGAACTTGCGGAAGGCGAAGGTGGGCTTGGGAGTAGGCAGTGGCTCACCTAGCTGGATGGAGTTCCACACCTCATGGTGCTGACTGGGGAACTTCTTCGCCTCGGGTGCAGGGTCGGGGCCCTGGGACTTCCACGTCTGCGCCTCACGGATGTTGGCCTTCGCTCCATGGGCCAGCAGTACGTTGAGTCCGAGATTGCCGAACGACTGCCCGCCACTCTTGCCTCCACTGGTGGGCATGAGGTTGACGTCGTAGGTCTCGGGCGTCTCGCCCTTGAGCGTCAGACCAGAGCGGACGCTGACCTTCTTGTCCACCTGGTGCTGCAGCTTGAGCATGTGCTGGGGTCCAACCAGAGCCTTGCCCAGGCTCTTCCCCGTCCTCGGGTCTACGAGCTCCTCTTGGTCACTCAGGCCGTGCCTCTTGAGCTCCTTCTTCACTCGGTCGACCTGGTCCACACCGTGCTCGAAGTTGTCGATGACGATGGGCTTGCCAGTCTTCTTGGCCACCTTGCCCAGTGCTGTCTCCAGCACCTGACCGACGTTCATACGTCCGGGCACGCCCGATGGATTGAGGGCCACCTGCACGACCTCGCCGGACTTGGTACGTGGCATCTCCTCGTCAGGTACGACCTTGGTCACGATGCCCTTGTTGCCATGACGGCCGGTGAGCTTGTCGCCGACCTGCATCTGCTCCTCGGTCTTGACGTGTACGGTGACCTCGCCCTTCTTGTTCTTGTGGACGCCTACGACCTTTCCACCGTAGTCGCTGTCCCACTTGAGTGAGGCGTCACTGTGCTGCCCAGCGAGGCTCTTTCGGATGCGAGCGATGCCCGAACGGTAGGTGATTTGCACGGGACGTGTCGCCAATACCAGAGGGTCACCTGG